TGGGGTCGCAAGCAATCGCACAGCAACACCCGTTGATTGACCTATCTGACCTGTTGATGATCTCGCTTGTCGTGCCTTGAATACTTCTATCGGTTCGTCGTGATTCCTCACGTGCATCACGGTTGGAGTTGGTAATAGTGCTTTGCTCAGACTCATTTGATTTCTTGCAACATGACTGATCTTGGCATCGTTCGCCAATGGTGTTGGTAAGAGATTCTTTGTTCGATGATGAAACTCCCCTATTGAGGCTGTTGGGGTAAGCAATAATGAAGAGTCTTGCTCTTTGGTGTGGTGCTCCGACATCACTAGCTCGTACAATACGCCATTTTGCATCATACCCGATGCTGGCAAGCCCTTTAAGAACTTCTTTGAATCCGAGAGTGAGATGTCCTCTGACATTTTCCATGATTGCGTATCGTGGTCTAAGGATGCTAATTGCTTCCAAGATATATGGGAGGATGTGTCGTTCATCATTTAAGCCCTTTCTTTCTCCTGCATGGCTGAAAGGCTGACAAGGATAGCCAGCCGTTAAAATGTCTATTGGTTCAACTTCATTCCAGTTGATTGTTTTCAAATCACCATGATTAGGAACAAAGAATCGTTCTTTAATTAATGCAGCTGCGTATTTGTCAATTTCAGATGTCCAGACAGTCTTGGCGTTAAACACAGCTTCAACTGCTATATCTAACCCGCCATAACCGGTACAAAGTGACCCAATCTTCACTTGTCTTTACCCCATCCTGTGCCCTTAAACACTAAGCCAGGCACGGAATAGATTCGATTAGCCTGAGCACCACAATCTGTGCATCGAACTAAGTCATGATCCATAGATAATTCAAGCTCCATTTGAGTATTACAAATAGGGCAACGATATTCATACATTGGCATTAGTCGCTTCTTTCTCACAGGTTTTGCATCTCCAATTTTTTACTTTCCAGTCGCCACATTTGTCGCAACGAACTAATGCTTTTTCCCAATCGATATTTGAACCCAAATCAATCTTGTCATAATCTGCTTTGCGAAGTAACTGCACCAGATCGACCAATGACAACATACAGACGAACTCACCGACTGATGCTTCCCCTTGACCATTTAGTCTGAAACACGCAAATCCAAGCTTCCCTGACTTGTCTGTGCGTGCCTTGATCTGGCGTAGTGTCCCTTTGATGTCAAGTGAGTTACGAGCCTTAATCTCGATGTCGAACGGAACATTGAGAATGTCCTCGCCTTGACCACGACCGACACTAGCTGCGTGCCACCATTGCTGCAAGTACATGGCGACTATGCGTTCGGTCGCATAACCTCTATGCTTTCGGTGTTGGCTTGGCATTTATCGCAAAGCATTTGATACAGCGTAGATAAACCTCATCAAGAGCTGTTGGAGTAATAGCCAAAGGTTCATTGCATAAATCGCAATAGATAACAATATCCTGCGGTTCTTCGAACTCTCCGCCCATGACGGTTGCATTGCCATTATCAAAGATTACCATTTCAGCCACGATTAAACTCCTCACGGTCTGCCACTTGTTTTGCCAGTAAACTAGACATGGCAATTAAAGCTATTGAGATTTCAATATCATCATTTAACCCCAATGATTTTGCCAGTAAATTCTTGACTTCTAGATAAGTTAAATACATTTCCTGAGTCATTTCAGCACCATTTAATGAATCATACATAAACTTGAAATTAGCGTATGACATGGTTATGCCCTTACCTTTTGTGGTCGCCATGATCCATTTGGTGCGATTTCATACCAGATAATGTCCTCGCCCTTAGGGCATCGATTCATCTCACCGGTTGCTGCATTCATGCACTTAAAATGACCCCACGGCTTGCCTTGCTTACTTGTGCCGGTAGCCCAATGCATTTCACCATGTGGACAGCGTGGCACATCTTTGTCAGTCGTACCGCCTATAATCTCTTTGACCGTTGCAACTGCTTCAGCTGAAGTTGCCGGTGCAGCTACAGTTTTAATTGTCCAGGGATCAGATTCATTTACGACAGTGAGATGTTTTTCCGCTGATTCTGTAAGTCTTGCTTTTGTGACCTTAACCATTTCTTCTCGACTGGCTCGCTTACCCTTGCTTGCATAACCAGCGTTCGCAAGCGCTCTGCCGATCGCGCTAGTCTCGCAGTTTTCCAATGCGCTAGTTGCATTAACGCCTCGACTGCTAATCGTCTCCTCAGCGAGTCCGCTCGAGAACGGCGTGCTATCAGCGAAAGTACGATAAAGCCATGCTTTAACAATGTATCTGTCATTTTGGAAACTCACTAACTCTGTTTCTACTCGGAAATCCGGATAGTCCTTGATGAACTTCTCCAGTCTTACTTCTACTGTCTCGTAATCGTCTAAGTTAAACATAAAGTTCATCCGCTTCTGTTTGTAATTGAACCGCTATTGCCAAATAGGCTATTGCATCAATGTAAGAATCTGTGTGTCCTGGAGTTTCTGTGATTCTTGCAAGTTTAACTTCGACCATTGCAAGTGCAGCTTGAGAGTCTGTGATTGGGTAATCAAGTAGACAGGATAGCCTTGCAGCGATGCGACCTTGATTGATTTTCGGATGACCATAGACCTTGCCACGATCTTGCATGATGTCGATTGCATTGATGAGTGCCTCAGTTGCTTTCACTTACCCACCTGCTCGTAAAACTTTCGCATAAACTTGCGACCTTCGCAATAGCCTCGATCGTAGCCATGCTCTTCGCCTAATCTATAAGCTGCATACACAGCAAAGCAGATTCCGGCAACGATTATGATTGTGAGTGAATTGATTATCATTGTGCCCTTTCATGTAAACAGCCCTTGCTTACCAGAAAAGTGTGACACAGCTACTGGGATTTACCCTGCTGATTTTGATAACGAAATGGTAACAATTCTGAGTCATCCATCTGGTCATCAATATCCCGAAGGACATCGTTACCGAGCGCGCCCGTATCTCTTACCTGACACAACGAAAGTACCGTCCTTTTCAAGGTTTATGAGGCTGACCTGCACGTTTGTGCCAATCTCCTCAATGATGATGAACGCCTGTTGCCAGTTCATCGTGCCTTTAGTGTAATGAGCCTGCCTGACATCCATGAGATGCCCTGCTTCCCAGCCCCTCAAAATACGCCCTATACGCCCCCCAGAAGCCTCTGTAAAGGCTGATTGACCTGCTCTATGGGTGTGACCACAGATAACGCTTATACCGTGCCTACGAGCCGCTTCAAGGGCTGTTAAGCCAGGTGTAGGTTTCACGCTCTGCTCATCGCCGTGAACTGCCACAATGCCTTTAGCAATGGCGTACGGCTTTTTATGATAGGTGATGCCTAGTTCATCGAGCTTCATGAACTTCTCAAAACGCAACTCAGGCAATGCTAAGAACGCTGGAATCTTCTTCATCGTGACGTTGTAAAGACGGTCTGTGTGATTGCTTCTGATCATGTGAGCCTCTTTAGCGTGCTCAACTAATGACCATAAAACCTCGACTGCTTCATCTCTGTCAGCAGCTAGTGTCTGCTCGTACCATCCTGGAGTGTTTTCTGTCCATCGGGAAATCTGTGGGAGATCGATTTCATCTCCGAGAGTAACGACAGAATCGGGGCGAAACGCCTTAATAAAACTTGCAACATTTTTAACAGCTACTGAATCGTGATAGGGAACTTGTAAGTCTGGAACTACAACAGTTCTTTTCATTCATCCTCATCGTCATACCAGTCTGGCTCTGGGATATTTGGGTTGATTGGGTTAGGCAGTATCCATTCAGGATATGCGTTCTTCTCAACTATGATGGCAAGTGCCAAATCAACTGGGAAACCTGCGCGGCGTAATGCACGATACATTTCATGCACACCAATAGCCCACGCATCTAGTTTGGAATAACCTTCATCCACTAGCTTCTGAGTTGCTTTTCTAGCCATGACAAAAATTATCGCTCTAGAAGGATGTTATAGATTTCATCGACACGCGAATTGAGTCGTTTAATTTCTCCCAATAGATGCGTAATGACATAGCCTGCAAGTCCACCGATGATGGAGATTGTCGCTATGTATAGCGTGAAGAAATCCTGCTGTGTCATTTCTTCGGAGTTGCGTATCCAAATACGCCTGCTAGTACCGCCCAAAGAATTGCACGGTAATCGACATCGAAGTTACTTGCAGCCCACGCTGATAGGAATGCACCAGCAGTTAGGACGAGAGGGTTTTTCATGTTCATTAGTTTGCTCCTAGCATTGGGATTTGGAAAAACGTAGAATCTGAATCGCCCTTTTTGGTAAAGCTGATATGAATGTGATGATCGTGGCGATTAATCCCATTGTAAGTACGCCAACGCCAAAGTGATTTAACTGAGGCAATTCGACCGGCGTAGATGACATATGCAATCCGTTTGTCTTTCTTGGCACATTTACGAATCTGATCGGCAAGATAAGCACCTGTGCTGGGCTGTGAGTTGAGGTTCTTATCCACATCAATAGCCCTGACGATTCCGTTAGACGGATCGGGATTGTGGTCACTCTTACGATTGGAGTGTGCGGCATCGCCTATCCAACCATCCGACTTTCTGTCGCGGTCAGGAAAGGAATCATCAATCTGCTCACGAAGTTGTTGCCCTGCTTTACAGAGTAGAGGCTTCATCTTGCTTTGCAATCATTTCATCATAGGTTGATTTAAGCATTGAAGTGAACTCACCATTGCCTCTGTCAATAATGGCATGAATTACTTTTCCGTTAAAACCATCAATTTCAATAAAAGTTACATTTTCCATTATAGTTCCGCACTCACTCCCAAGTAGGCTGATGTACTATTTGCGTTTTCTATTTGATATGGTCTATTTGCAGTTAATCCTGCAGCTACAGTTGCAGATAAACCAATGCTTAAAGGGTTTGTTTGAGAAAGAGCCAAAGCCGTAATTGCTAAAGAAGAAACACCATATAACCCAACAGCCAAAGTTGAATAATCTAAACTGGATGCATTTGTCCGCATTGTTACAGGTAATTGAACTGAAAAATAAGCCGTTGTTGTGGTCATGCCATAACCCATTCCATACGGACCATAAGCACTGCCACCTGTTGAACGCCAATAATACCTTTGGCAAGCAGCCAATTCACCTTGAATAGTTCCACCTGCGCGGCTGAAGGTTGTGGCATAAGAACCTAATTCTAATTGAACACCAGTAATCTCAAAATAATCATTTGCTCCTGCTGTACCTACTGGAGTGTATTCCTGATAAGCAGCAAGTTCAGTAGCGGTACCAGCAACAGTTGCAGTAAAGGTAAAGCGTTGCCAAGTTGTAGTTAATGTTGCTGTGCTATTAACTAAATAAGATGCGCCTGTGTAACTGGTATGAATGTTTTGATCTGTGCCAGTTCCCGATACTAAATAAACGCTGATGTTATTTGATGCACCTGAAAAGTTAGTTCCTCTGCGAGCATAAAATGAATACACAACGGATTTACCAGCAAAGGGAATTGAGTTAGCACTCTCGACTGATTGAGCAATAGATACTCCGCTAGTGCTTGTCGAGCCGCTATTTCTTTGCGCTCTTAGGCAATACTGGATGCTTGGTAAGTTTGTTGTATCGCTAGTGGCTTGGCGTGTAACTGTTGCGGCCGTATTTTGATAGAGAGAAAATCTATCGGCTGTGTACTTGGCTGTTGCTGCACCTGTAATAGATGTGCCGCGTTGCCATATATCCATACCGCCGTTAATCATTATGTTTTTGCCTGCTTGATAAGACAATGTGCTTGTCTGCAATAGGTTAATAGTGCCAGTAATATCATTGACATCGCCTGCGGAATAGACATCTCCATTCGCATAAGTCGTTTTCATTGGCCAGCCTGTTGCCATTAGCACACCTCTTTCATAGGGTCAATTCTAGTACATAACATCGAGTAAAGGCTCCTGTGTAGCGATAGTGGTTGTCCAAGTGTTAGGGGTGATGTTGTGAGCAATTCCTTGCACTTGGAGTTTCTTTTGGATAGTCGATCCACCAGGTTGCTCATTGGTGATGTCTACTGTGTTAAAAAAGTCAAGGCTCAAAGCTGCTGTAATTCCTGCGGCATAGGATGGAGTCTGTAAATCTAGTGTAATTGTTTCAATGCGAATAGAAGTATCTTTACGGCTCGTTACATAAGCTGTGGCAAGGCTAAGAGCATTGGCATCTGTCTGCATAAGCATATCTGTAGCTGTAATGGATCGAGTGAAGTATTGGGCAATGGATGTGGCATCTGAGTAAGTCTGAGCTGTGCCACCAATTCGGGTCACAGTTGCCTTGTTCACGATTGTCTTGTCATCGAGGGCAAAGGTGATTCCTGCATAGTTAATTCCTGTGCCTGTTTGATTGAATACTGTTGGGCTTGCGCTCTGAGCATCATAGACAAATTGCCGACCCTTAAAGGTTGCTACGCCGTTTTCATCAATGTAGAACGCACCCTGCTCTGTAAACTCGCAAGTCTGGATTGCTTCAAGGACTGTGCGTGTTGTGCCAGGATCAGCTTGAACGGTTGTAGCACCTGTACCAATGCTGGTAAAGGCTGGCGGCCAAGCAATCATTGAAAGAATAGATTGAACGCGCTGTGCAGTTGTCTGCCCTGCTGTGCCACCTGTGACGGTTGTGACATTGGAATTATACATCAATCGGAAAGCATCGTAACAAATGAAAGTGCAATATCCGGTGTCTTGACCTGTTGGATAGGTATAGCGATATTCGGTGATATAACCGCCAAATAAGCCATAAGTAGTGCCAGCGTAGGTTGCAGATGCCTGAATCTTCCTAAGTGGCTGTAATAGCCCGTAGTAAGGGCTAGCGGTGTTCTGTGGATTCCAGTCACCGTTTGGATCAACAATCTTGATTGTGGCTGTGCCTGACTCATAATTATCTTGCAGGATATTACGCCCTCTGCGAGTCGAGATATTAAGAGTGCTGGCTGAGACATCGACAATAACAGGAATGGCAGAAGCTAGTTCTGCAAAGCCTAACTGGGAAGTACCTAAGATGAATGGATTACCAAAGGATGCTCCACCAGAAAGGTTTATCTTGACCGATATTGTCGCTGGTAGTGGCATTATCTATAGGCAGTCGTGTAGGAGATTGGGATGCCGGAAGCTTGATTGTTATAGATGCCCTGAGTGATGGCTGAAACTAGGTCGCGCTCTGTGGTGACTGAGCCACCGACATTGACAACGATATTGGTAGTAGCGGCTTCAGCAGCTCTGAATGTTCCTGCACTAAATGGCATTGAAAGAACTGAGCCAGGCATACCGCCTGACACAGCACCTGGATCATAATTTGAGGAGACTCCCCCGCCACCGCCTGTAATAGGTGTAGCTGGGAATTGTTGCTGAAGTTTTGCTAATTCAGCATTGACCATAGATATCAAAGCTTTAATTGCATCGATGATGGCTTGACGGAATGTTTGTAGCGCATCGGTGGTTTCTGTTGCCTTTTTTATCATGCCAGCAAGTGCGGCATTTTGGTCTTTAATGGCAATTAGCGAAAGTAGACGCATTTGAGTTTCGCTATCTGTTGATTGATTGAGAGCAGCAAATAGTCCAATGCGCTCTACATCGAACTTCTTTTCCAATTCCATTAAAGCCAACTGATCGCCAGTTAAAGTTAATTTTCTGACTGTATTGGCATTGTCAATCTTGGCTAAATCATTCTTGGTCTTTTGAACCTTGAGTGCTTCAGCATTTGCTTTGTCAATGGCTTTGCGTTCACCTGGCGATTGAGCAGGAGTAGGTCTACCTGATTTACCTAATCCACGCAAATAAGCAAATGGTTGTAAATTACTAAGAACATCACCGATTGTTCCAAAAATAGCCCCTATAACCTTGAAATTGTTCAATTTATCTATGAGAAGTGCTAAGCCATAAACTGTGTCACCAATGGCTGTCGCTAAATCTTCAATCTGCTTGGTTGTTTTAGTTATCCCATCTGGTCCGGACAAGAGAGAAAATGAATCTAGTAAATCTTTACCAATAATTTCTTTTGCATTTTCTGATGCAACACTTAGACGTGCAATAGCACCTGAATATCCATCAGCGGCTGCTAATGCCTGACCTTTAAATTTATCTGTGAGTTCACCAATAATGACATTCATATCACCAGTTTTAAGGGTGGTTTTGCTTAACCCCGCACCTAGACGAGCTAATGCTGTTGTTTGACCGCCGTAAGCTTTGGCAAGTGCCATAGATACTGCGCCTAAGTCCTTGCCTGTACCTGCCGCAATGTCTAGGGCTAAAGCCAAGCCATCTTGTGATTTCTTAACATCTCCGGTTGCTGTTAAAAGAGTTCTAAATGCTGGGCGAAGTTCATCATCTAACACACCAGTAGTGCGCTGCAAATCAGCTATGAATTGTTCAACCTGAATAGACGCAAAAGCATTTCCTGTATTGGCTAAAGCTAATGCTAATGATCGAGCTGCTTTTTCATCAGCGGCAAAAGCTTTAACAGATGCTTTTCCAAATGCTAAAATTTTCTGTGCTGCAAAAACGCTTAATAGTTGTTTACCTAATTTTGCAACAGATTTTTCTAATTTGGCTGTTGCGGTTTGTGCTTGACTAAATGCTTTATTTCCTGTGTATTCGGCAGCAATGTCAATAACTACATTAGGCATTATCGTTTCCCTACTGTTGTCTTAAATTTTGCAGCGGCATTGTTGATTGCTTTGAGAACGGCTTTTGTTGCATTGCCATAATCATTTTCCCAAGCTTTGTAAATCAATCTGCCTCGATCATTACCGGAACCTGTCAAAGGACCCATTGCTTCTGCAAAGTTAGGACGAGAAGATTTTTTTGTTCCTGCTGGTCTGCGACCTGCTGTTTCATAAATTGCACCAGCAGCTGACATGTTGCGAATCTGTGCTAAAGCTCTGAAGCCACTACGGTTGGGTTTTGATGGTGTTGTTTTATAACCAATACCACGTTTAATAACCGAAGCATCAAATCTAGGAAACCTACCACCTTCACGCGCCCAGTTACTTAAAGGCGAAACCGTGACATAGCCTCGAGCTTCTTTAACTATTGGCTTGAGAGCGTTAGTAATTTCCTTTTGGGTTTCTTTGGCTAAATCAGGAGCAAAGTTTCGAAGTGCCTTACGGAGTTCAACGCCGCCTCTGACGGTTGCTGGCATTGGTTATCTCCTTCGCTTCATCCTGTAGAACCTTTATCAGGTTCTTTAACATCACTTCATCTAGCTCTAATAATTGTGTTGGCGAGATCCCGAGCCTGACGCTTAATTTAG